GCAACGCCAAGTTCGCCGTCCAGGACGCGGCCATGGCCGGGCTGATGGCCCGCTACGACGCGGTCCGCCTAGTGATGGACCAGACCGGGATGGGGGAAAAGCCGGTCGAGGACATGCAGGCCAAATACGGCTACCGGGTCGAGGGCGTCCACCTGATCGGCGTCGTGCGCCTCAACATCGCCACCGTGGTGCGCGAGGCCTTCGAGGAGCACAAGGCCCGCATCCCGGCCAATAACGACAATCTCCGCACCGATCTGCACCAGGTCAAGCGCATCGCGGGGGCCACCGGCGCGCCGCGCCTGGCCGCCGAGGACGATCCAAACGCCGAGTCCCACGCCGACCGCTTCTGGGCGGGGGCGCTGGGCCTGGCCGGCGGCTCGGCCGAGCCGGGGCTGCTCGGCTTCTACCGCCAGCAGGTGGAACAGGCCAAGGCGCGCGCGGCCAAGGGGGCGGCATGAGCACCTGCGACCATTGCATGTGCCCAGGTCATTGCTGCACCGGATTTCCGATGTATGGCCCCGTCGCCTTTCATGGCCTGTCTTTTCATCAGGTCCGCGCTCTCTTGGCTACCCAGGTCGATCCGCGTAGAGGAGAGCCTTATAAATTTCAGCCCCTCTATCGCCTCCCCAACGGCGACTGGAAATGGTGGTGTCCGAGTCTCGGCCGCGATGGCCGCTGCGCGGATTACGACAATCGGCCCGAGACGTGTGTGTTGTACCAGCCGTGCTGTGACGGTCTGTGCTTCCACCACGTCCCCCGTGAATCCGGCGATCCGACCATCACCGGACTGGAGGCGCCATGATTCCCGCCCGCAGGGCCCGCAGGGCCGGTCCCGGCCACACCCGGTGCGACGAATTTATTGAACGGCGAATTGAACGCCCGCAGGCGCGGCGCGGGGCATCCGGTTGCCGGGGGAAGACCCTTGGGGCATACTTGGGCGCCTCCCCCTCGATTCGCCCCCTGCCAGGTGAACCCCTTCACCCTGCCGCCGCCTGCGTCCGGCCGGCATGCTCCCCCCTGTCAATCAAGGGGTCGGCATGAGCAACCGGGTGGCGCGCATGAAGGAGGGGATGGGGCGCGACCTGGCGCCGGGCTTCGTCGCCCGCGTCGCCGCCGGCGTGCGCTTCGCCCTGACCGGGACCGCGCCGGAGGGCTGGTTCGGCCCCGGCCAGCCGATGATGCCGCAGGCCCAGGACCAGGCCAAGGGGCGCCGGTTCGACTATCCGGTCGGGGTCAACCTCCAGGTCGAGCCGCGCGAGAACGAGCCGGTCAGCTTCCGCCAGCTGCGCGCCCTGGCCGATTCCTACGACCTGATCCGCCTGGTGATCGAGACCCGCAAGGACCAGCTGGCCAAGCTAGGCTGGGCCATCCAGGCCAAGGACCCCAAGGCGCGCAAGGCCGACGACCCGCGCATCGCCGCGGTCACCACCCTGCTGGAAAAGCCCGACCGCGAGCATCCCTGGGGCACCTGGCTGCGCGCGCTGGTCGAGGACATGCTGGTGTGCGACAACGCCACCCTCTATCCGCATCCCGATAACGCCGGCCGCCTCTACGCCCTGGAGCTGGTGGACGGCGACGGCATCAAGCGGGTGGTGGACGAATCGGGACGCACGCCGGCCAGCCCGCAGCCGGCCTACCAGCAGATCCTGCACGGCGTTCCGGCGGTCGATTACGCCAGGGGCGAGCTGATCTACGCGCCGCGCAATCTCCGCACCAACCGGCTCTACGGCTTCAGCCCGGTCGAGCAGGTGGTGATGACGGCCAACATCGCCATCCGCCGCCAGCTGCACAAGCTGGAATACTACACCGCGGGCACCGTCCCCGACGCCATCGGCGGCCTGCCCGCCACCTGGAACGCCGACCAGATCCGGCAGTTCCAGGATTATTGGGACGGCCTGCTCAACGACACCGGCACCCGGCGCAAGGTGCGCTGGGCGTCGGAATCCATCGCCAAGGCCTTCGTCCAGACCAAGGCCGAGGCGCTGAAGGACGAGTACGACGAGTGGCTGGCCCGCATCATCTGCTACGCCTTCTCGGTGTCGAACCAGTGGGCGGTCAAGCAGATGAACCGCGCCACCGCCGACACCGCCCAGGAGATGGCGCTGCAGGAGGGCCTGGCGCCGCTGCAGGCGTGGATCAAGGAGGTGATGGACCGCGCCATCGCCGAATGCATGGGCTTCGCCGACCTGGAATTCGCCTGGGCCGAGGAGGAGGACGTCGATCCCGCATCCCAGGCCAATACCTGCGACATCAAGGTCCGCGCCGGCCAGATGACCCTGGACGAGTGGCGCGCCCTGGACGGCCTGGACCCGTTGCCGAACGGACTGGGCGCGGTGCCGCTGATCTACACCGCGACCGGGGCGATGACGCTGGAGAGCGTGATCCATCCGCCGCCGCCGGCGCCCGTGCCGCCAGCGCTGCTCGGCCACAATGGAGGGTCGCCCCTGGAGCAGGGCGACGGGCCGCCCAAGGACGACCTGGCCAAGGCGGCGCCGCGCCTCGATCGCAACCGCGCCGTGGTCCGCCTCGGCCGCGCCGCGGTGGACTCGCAGTGGACCCGCTTCCTCGCCACGGCCGGCCGCCATGCCGCCGACAGCGTCGGCGGCCGGTGGAGTCCGCCCATGGCCAAGGCGGCCGGCGACGGCGGCGAGGATGCGGCCGCCGCCGGCGCCGCCGGTTCGGCTGCCGGCGACGACGAGGCGGCGGCGGCGCGGGCGGCGCAGATCGCCGCCGCGGCCGTCGATCAGGCGGCGTGGGAACAGGCGGTCGATCAGACCACGCCGATCCTGGCCGACGTCGCCGCCGCCGGCGCGGCGCATGCGGCCCAGGCGCTGCCGCTGTCCCCGGCCGACACCGCCGACCTCACTTCGGTGGCCAATCCCCGCGCCGTCGCCTGGGCCGAGGCCCACGGCGCCGAACTGGTCGGCGAGCTCACCGACACCAGCCGCGACGCCTTGCGCGCCCTGGTGGTCAAGGCCGAGACGGAGGGGTGGAGCGTCGATAGCCTCAAGCGGGCGATCATGGACAGCCACACCTTCTCGGCCGACCGGGCGGCTTTGATCGCCCAGCACGAGCTGCTGTCGGCCGACAGCAACGGCAACCTGATCGCCTGGCGGGCGGCCCGCGACGAGTACGGCCTGGCTTTGGGCAAGCGCTGGATCGAAAGCACCCTGGAGAACCACTGCGCCGCCTGCAACACCAACGCCGCCGAAGGAGCCATCGGCCTCGACGACGACTTCGCCTCGGGTCACCAATGCTCGCCGGCCCATCCGCGCTGCACCTGCGCCACCGTGGCCGAGGTCGGCTACACCGCCATGGCCAAGGCGTTCGACCCGTCGCAGGCCCGCGACAGCCGCGGGCGGTGGCGCGCCGGGGGCGGTGGTGGCGGCTATGACCCCCACGTCGAGGCGGCGCGCGGCCGTAGCGCCATGGAACACGTCATCGGCCACCGCGCCGATGTTCCCGACGCGATGAAGGTTCCGGGCCGGGGGGCGGTCAGCTTCGTGTGGGGGCATCCGGGCGACCCGGCGGCCCAGTTCAAGGGCGGCTACGGCATCGGCAAGGTGGTCGCCAAGCATGGGGAGAAGGCGGCCCGGGCCATTCCCGAGACACTGGCCTTCGGCAAACAGGCCGGGACGCCGGAACGCCTGACCGTCGATCACCAGGGATTTCGCGCTGTACTGACGAGGGGCGGCAACGGGCCGTCCGGCTATTGGGTTCTGACCGGCTATGAACCGAAACCCTGAAATGAAACGCCCCGACGATCCGGCAGGGGTAAGCCCTGGTTCGGACCTACGCGCGCCGCCGCCTCGAGTTCTTTGGCGGCGCGGGAGCGGGGCAATTCCCATCATACGCCCGGCCAAGGCCGTGCGCAATGCAACCAAGAAGGTGTGACCGCATGGCCCAGTTCGTCCCGTTCACCAAGATCGACGCCGTCCAGCGCCGCGTCTACGGCTCGCTGACCGAGGACGTCGATCGCGCCGGCGAGATCTTCGACTACGCCAGCTCCAAGCCGGAGTTCGAAAAGTGGTCGGCCGAGATGGCCAAGGCCAGCGGCGGCGTCAACCTCGGCAACGTGCGGTCCATGCACCAGCGCCTCGCCGCCGGCAAGCTGGTGGAGATCGCCTTCGACGACATGGCCAAGCGGATCGACCTGGTGGCCGAGATCGCCGACGACGGCGAGTGGCAGAAATGCATCGACCGCGTCTACACCGGCTTCTCGCCGGGCGGCAAGTTCCTGCGCAAATGGCCCGATCCCGACCGGCCGATGTACAAGCGCTACACCGGGCTCCCCCTGGAGGTCTCCCTGGTCGATATGCCGGCCAATCCCGGCGCCACCTTCACCATGGTCAAGGCGGCCGGAATCGAGGAGGTGCTGCCGCTGGGGGCCGGCGACGAACTGGCGATGGCCAAGGCGGCACTGGCCGGCGCCGAGAGCCGTGCCGAATACCGCGACATCGTGGTGGCGATGGACGCGGCCTGTGTCGGCGCGCTTTACGGTGAATCCAGCGGCATGGGCAAGCTGCTCGACGGGTGCGGCCTGGCCAAGCGCGCCTTCGATTCCAACGAACGCAAGAAGGCGGCCGAGTCCGGCGCGGCGATGCCCGACGGCTCGTTCCCCATCGAGGACAAGAAGGACCTGGCGGTCGCCGTCGAGGCCCATGGCCGGGCCAAGGACAAAGACGCCGCCGAGACCCACATCACCAAGCGGGCCAAAGCGCTGGGTGCCACCGACGCGCTGCCCGCCGACTGGGACGGATCGACCCAGGAGAAGGCCGCCGAAATCGACGGCATGGCCAAGCGCGGGGCGCGGCACTCCAAAGCCGACCTCGACCGGCTGCAGGCCATCCACGATCACGCGGTGGGCATGGGCGCGGCCTGCTCCGGCTGCGCCGAGAAGGCTGCTGGCGCGCCTGATTCCATGACTGGCGGCAAAGCCGCCGCCGGGATCGGCGACATGGCCAAGCTCGCCTTCGACCTCGCCGGCGCCCGTGACGACATGGCCAAGCTGGCCGGCGAGAACGCCGAGATGAGGAAGCGTATCGAGGCGTTCGAACGTCTGCCGGCGCCGCCGAAAGGCAAGCTGCTGGTGGTCGGCAAGGGCGAGGACGTCGCCGCGGCGGACTCGCCCGACGACATGGCCAAGATCGCCGCACTGCCCGAAGAGCAGCAGGCCTCCGCCCT